AGGCAAGATTTGTAATAACCTTCAAAGAAGCTATGACCAAACCCCACCATGACCAACACGCATATCATCCCATCTTCATTAGAACCGCAACAAGCAAACCAATGATCGAGCCTGTCGCAGCAATCATAATGCCTTCCATTCTCTTCACACGATTGAACAAATCTTTGAACTGGATTTTCATTTCGGTCTTGATTTCTATAACCTCCTTTTCCAATCCATCAATCCTCGCGTGTGCAGATGCTACAGTTCTTTTGTCCATCTATTTAGTCCTGTGATGCTAGATGCGTTTGATACGCTGCCTTTACCGCGTCAGTGAATACTGGAGTACAGATTGCAGATACGTCTGCATCTTCCTGAGTAAGATCAGCGTCAGGCATTACCACATGACGGTGATAGCTGCGTGATAGTTCTTCACCATCTTCACTAACAATAGTCGCAGTGCGTACTTGCACCGATGACCATGTGCCATGATTGATGACTTGGATCATGTCGTTAGTTGTTGTTTTAGTCAGTGCCATGTTTACCTCCTTGGCTGGACTGTCCACGCACTAGGCGCATTAAGTGCTTAAATTTCCAGATACTTCGTTATTGGAAACATTTGTTAATGAGTTGAAGTTTGTAAAAGCCCCAACAGCATTGTGAATATTATTCCCAACAATAACAACATTTTGTGCATCAGTTATATTAAACGCATTAAGACTTATTGCTGTATTAACATTTAACGTATTGCCACTTATCGTTACTGCACCTTGGCTTACATTAGAAGTAATAAGCATATGGTTAGCTAATGCTTGGGCAGCAGTTGTTCCTCTTATAGAATTTCCAACAATGCTTAATCCATATGCCCCTGTTACACTACAAAAGTAACCGAGCTTTTGTTTCGAAGAATTGCCCGTTATCGACATATTGTAAATGTTAGAAAGTGGAGATGAAGCAACTAAAATATCTGGATAAGTATTATAAGACAAAGTTTCATCTTGATAAAATGCGTTGCCAGAAACAACAACATTTTCTGGTACACCATGATCGGCTCCAATTTGCAAATTAGACCCATTTGAGCCGTGCAAAATATTATTAGAAATTACAAGATTACCAAACTTATAACCAGTAGAGGTATTTTCGTCAGAACCTGCATAGACCGTATAATATACAGCCCCTGAACATTTTACATAATTACTATCAATTATTACCTCTTTGGTTTTATTTTCACCGTCATCAAGCAGGGCAAATATACCACCATGACAAGCTAAAGCATTAGGAGCTTCAACAATATTGTTAGATATAACAACAAGCTCGCCTTGATGAACGTCTATCCCCTTGCGATAACAATTATAAACTTTGTTGTTTGTTATAGTAATTCGTCTATTGTAATCTGTTGTGCCAGTCTTGAAATTGCACATTACACCATAGCCTCGATCTATTGATCTGCCATGATTTTGCGTAATATTTCCATCAAAATTTACATTGACACAATCTTGAAATACACACCCAGAGAATAAACCGCCGTCAAAAAAACAATCAGTTATGCTTGTTTGTTCAGAAATAGTTGTTATCCAAAGGCAAGTTCTGTTTGCATTTTGAACAGTTGTTCCTGTTATGAAAACTTTTTCCCAGTTGTTAATGTGTAATAAATTTGCATTTCCAATTAATGTTGGAAGAGCAACTTGGTTTAGATTTTGAATATTTAAGTTTTCAATCCAAAGCCTGTTCCCCGCACTACCTGTGCAATTAAACAAAAAGAAACCACCAGTTGCATCCGATGCTGCCGCAATATCCGCAATATTAAATTCTAATCTTGCGTTATTTCCTATAACCCGAATGTCGGCATCTGCGCTTGGGTTTACAGTGATTATATTTTCAATTTTAAACGGCAAGTCACTGTCTGTTCTGTGAGGAAATTCAACAACACCACCAGAAGAAACAGCCGCAAATGCTGCTTGTATTGCAGCACTATCGTCGGTTACTCCATCACCAACCGCACCAAAGTCAAGAACGTTGACAGTAGCCCCATCAATCATTCTGTTATTTACTTTTGTTAGAGCCATTTTTGTCTCCCGATTATGATGTTATGTAACAACCAGATAGGAAAATTCTGTTTATGCCGCCATTTAGCATATCAGCAGCCCCTATAGTTGAGTATTGAGCATCGCCTTTTGCAATTTGTGAAAGAACAATACTTGTGCCAGTGCCAATATTGCCGCCCAAAGGAGCATTTGACCATCCTTGCTGACTATCTGCTCTGAAAACTGCATTAGTGTTATCACTAGCCGCAGAATAAGGTAGGCCACCAATTAACAAATATCCTGTAAACCCTGTGGTATCTAAGGCACTCAATCTAACAAAAGCCTCAATATATACAACATTGCCTATTTTCGTGTACTTCCCATGCTGGTCTGAATACGTTAGTGTTGTAAAGCTGCCGCCACCGCCAGAAGCCTCATATGTCGGCGTCCACGTCCCCTCTTCATAGTCATCGAACAGTTCACTTGTGCCAGTGCCAGAGGTGGCAGAGAAGTCGATGCCTTTGCCGTTAGCTAGGACAACATTTCCAGTTGGCTCAAAATTACCAGAACCATCTAATGTTGCTCTAGGCGCAGCATTAGTGCGGAATGTCATTTCGTTGGTATCATTTCGATAGGCAATAGACCCAGCATCAGTGTCTGTATCGCCCATGCGAAGTTCACTTTCGCCAGTAGTAGACGAAACAATAAAGACACCAGTGAATGAACGGCTTGTATCGCCTACAGTTAATCCTTCAAGAGTAGCATTGCCACCATCTATTGCATCTCCAGAAACACTATCATTTGGCAAAGATAGAGAGCCAGATAGGGTAAGATCACCCTCAACCTCAACGTCATTAAATGTAGGGTTTCTGCCGAAGATGCCGCCTTGCTGTTTGATCGTCATATCTTATCCTTTCTACGCAGAGATTGCGCCAAATGTTTTCCATGTGCCCGGGGTTCCTGCTGTCACGCAAACCCAGCCCATGAAGCCACCAGCAGAAGGCGTACTGTCCCAAACAATATCGCCTCTTTCGTATGTCCCAGATGTAGGCGCAGCACCGCCGTAACCAATCCCTTGTTGAAGCTCTTTGTAATAAATTGTTGAACCTGTCTCACTAACATCAGCAATGCTATCAACCGATACATGCCCAATAATTATTGTACTGCTGTTTGAGGTGATTGCTGAAGTCCCCGCAGAACCACCAACAAAGATGTCGTTAATTGTGAATGTGGTTGTGTCACGGACGTAAAGAGCAGAGTTCCAGTCAGTATTAAGCTCAGTGACGTAGATTTTATCAATGACCATATCCTCACCATTTCGTGAGTGGATCACATTAGTGGCAGAATTTGCCGCTTGTGGCAATTCTTCTGCGTAAAGTCTGCCAATATACAGATTATCTAAGCCATCATACAAAGAGCCAAAAGCTGGGCCTTTAATGTCTCTGACACGCAGGGAGTTGATGTGCATTTTTACAGTAGCTGTAGAGCCGCCATTTCCTACGTTAATGCAACCAACTTCTGAAGTTACTGGAGAATAATTGCAGCTTTGGAAAACTGCATTTCCAACATATGCAAAACAATTATTTCCAGTCCCAGTGTTTGTAATCTGGACTGGGTTTTCATTCCAGTTGTCTACATAGATATTATCTACAGAAAAGAACTCCCATGTCCCACCATTGATGTAGATACCATGACGACCATTTGTTGTGTCATCATTCTTAATGTAAAGGTTTTGGATTTGCGTTCTCTTGGAAGAAGAGTTGATCCCGTAACCATACTGGGGAGCCGTGCCCTGAACGTTGAACAGACGTATATCACCACAGATCAATGCATCACCAAATGATGTATCAATGGCTGTTGAAGCACCAGTTATCTTAGCAGATTTAATCTCTACATACTCTGCGTCGCTTACAAAAAGAACTCTGTTCAAATTTGTTCTTGATGCAAAAGCTAAAGTCACTTCTGCAATAAGTGAATAGAAAACAACAGAAGTCGCAGATGTTGCTTTTAACCAATGATCTTCATCTCCTGTAAATGTAAATCTGCCAGAACCAAAAACCACAATGTTTGCTGGAATGGTAATTTGACTTGTTACTAAGTAATTACCTTCATCTAAATATAATGTCTTATTATTAGCAGCAGTAAACGCAGCTTGAATAGCCGCAGTATCATCCGTCACACCATCACCGACAGCACCAAAGTCTTTGACCGATACAGTCTCTTGCAGCTTGCTTGTTAGTGTACGATCCTGTGCGCCAGTGCTGCCTTGATTGTAGGTCACAACATCAGGATCAGTTGTTAGCGAGGTAACAGCATTACCCACAATAAACTCAATCGCAGAGTTTAAGGGTGGGGCTTCTGTGAATGTCAGCGTAGAGCCGCTAATCGAAAACGTGTCTTTGTTTTGGTAAACACCATCGATGTAGACTTGGATGTTGTTCTTTGATCCAGCCGCTTCTGTAGTGCTAAACGCAACAATAGTACCATCACCAGTATGGCTTGCCTTTGTGTAGTTAGCGCCCAGCACAGAGCCTGTCAGTAGGTCTGAGGCAGCTTGTGTTTGTACGTTGCCTTCTGTGTCAAAGCTGAGAAGTTTGTCTGCGCGAACGCTTGCTGCGGGTAGTTCCAGAGAGGCTGTCGACGGATCGAAGTCTTTGATTCTGATTGAGCGTTCAGCTAGGTCTTTGACATCAGCACCAATAGCAGTCAGGGTATCAAGCTGCGTGTTCAGTGCAGCACGGTTAATATCCACGCCAGCAGTAAAGTCAGTGGTGCGCTCAATAGTAGTGTCGCGAGTAATAATTACTGTCTTAGCGCCAGTCACAGTCATTGTGACCGTACCAGTAGAACCATCGCCACCAGATACAGTGTAATTGGTAGTAATAGTTTGAAGAGCTTCATCGACATAAACATTCAAGTCAGTGTCAACAAAGAACTCAAACGGAACCGCAAAAGAAGTCTGGGTAACACCAGCAGCTACAGAGTAACTTATACGCGGAGTATTGTTAGAAATATCAATGGTCATGGTTCACCTCGTTTGTCTTGTTGTCACACAAGAACGCAAAGAGGATCAACGCACAAAATGTCTAGCACAAAATTACTGCGCCCAAGCGCGGGTAATCTGATTTATATCATCCTTTAAAAACCACATTCTGGCAAAAGGAAGATTGCGAACAACTACTCGCGCACCCTCTCCATATTCTCCGCTGGCAAACTGATATACCCCAGAGGCAGTATCAGCTGTCCAAGATGGTCCCGCTCCAGCAATCCCAGTAACAGCATCAAGTATACTAGGTTGTTGAGGGAACTTAGGAGATATAATGCCATTTGTAATGTTAGGCCCACCAAGAGCTAAAGATGTATGCATAGCAGTATAGAACAAGTCAGAATACAAAGCACCAATACCGCTCATATCAAATGTTCTAGCAAACTTGTCACGCCAACTCATATTATCCCAAATATAATCTGGAGTACGAATAGATAGAGACATATAAGCTAAGCCAAATGCAGAGCCGACACCAAGCATTCTGTTTTTAACCTGACCTTGAGCAAACGCACCAACAGTTTTGTTTACGTTGGCAAGCATGTAACTGTAGAACTGAAACGGCAGACCTAAGAAACCATTTTCAATACGAGTGTAACCTTTAAACTTAGCGTCTTCTTTGAAGCCAAACATGCGACCAATATGAGATGGAATATAAACAACACCATCATTAATAATTGGTTTGTCAGCAGGGGTTGCCGCCATAATTGTATTTAGCACACCACTATTTAAGGCAGACTTAAATGTCTGAACAGTTTCCTCATTAATAGTAGATTGCTTCTTCCATTCCTCTAAGGCCATACGATTCATTCGGTTTTCATAGTCAGGAACAGACTCGCCATCCATTTTCTTAGAACGTGAGTGCATAACCTCATGAAGCATTACAAAGTTAGACCACTGCTTTGGTGTCTTAAACACATCAGGCAAAGGCTCAACGCCCTCCATTTTTGGACTTAACCATGCCTTGCTGTCAAACATCTTTCCTTCAATGTATTCACGATCAAAGTAAATGCGATTTTCTTCTCTGCGGAAAAACGCTGGGACGTACCGACCACCTATTATTTTACCAACAGGCGATCCATCTTCATTAACCTCAAGAATGTCTATGCGTTTGCCATCAACTTCAGGAATAAAAATATGATCGTTCCAGTGATCAGTGTTGGCTAGATACAGACCATTCTCAGTCTTCTCCCAAGGAGCCTTGGCAATCTTCTCAGCTTGCTCGCGACCAATCCCATATTTAGCAAGCCAAGTTAGCTCTTGTTGAGTCAATTGATTGTATCGAATTGAGTAATCAATAATAGAATGACCATCAACAATACCAGCTAGTTGTTTAGCTAATACTGTCATTGGCCCCAAACCGTTCATTATGTGAAACGCATTTCGAGCATTGTTTAGCAATTCGCTTGCATCAAGATTGTTTGCCAAATCATCATGCAAGCGTAAGTGTGCGGAGCCAAGAAAAATATCTATTGCCTCACCAGCATATCTAGTTTGGTTTACAGCAACATTAACTTTATTCTTATCCATAAGAACCTGCATTCCACGAATAACATTCTCCATATCATGCTCCATAATGATACGAGAGAAATCAGGTAATGCAGCCAGACCAGCTGAACCAAGATAGTTAAGTGACGCTGCGTCACGCATAATTGCTGCAGTACGTTGGCTAAATGAATCAGGATCACGAAGAACAGCACCAGCAATTCGATCATACATGTGCATGTAGTCACGGCGCATACGGTTGATGTCTTTGTCTGAAAAGCCCTTTGAGATCATGTCGAACTCAAGATCAAACATAACGCCTTGAACATCTTGCCCAAACATCTTTGCATACTCAATGCGTGGCTCAATCCGAGAAGCATAAGTCTTCATTGCTGCCAATGGATCGGTAACAATAAACTCAGTAACTAAACTGTTGGGAATGTCTATTTGACGATGGCGAAAATGCTTAGAGCGACCATAACCAAAACCAATGTTGTCAACATTAGTTGGATCAGTCTCACCAAGAATACGTTCAATAGTTAAGTCAACACGCTCTTGTATTTTCTCAGGACGCGCATCTAACTCTTTGCGTACAAACTGCGCAGTCTTTCGATCTAGTTCATAAACATACGGATTCTCAGTATACCACCTGTGCAAGATACCGCTAAGCTTAGAGCGATTCTTTCTAATAGCGCCCTTGTCCCAGAAACGAGGAAAGAAGACATCATTAGCCGCCCTGTTAGGCTCTAGGTCTTCTAGACCCATAAGAGACTGACGTTCATCTGCAAGCTTAGCACCAAGACGATTAAGCTCTGCTTTAATTAAACCAGCTTGCTTGCGTGACTTTGCTGTCTTCTTTGCTTCAGCGACACTTAATCGACCATTTAGATTGTTAATTTTTGCTTCGAGTTGGGCAATGCGTTTCTCTAAGCCTTTTTGTGTGCCAATAAGGCCAGTGTCCTCTAGCCTGACTTGAGCATCCTCAAAGTATTTATTGATTACACCAATAGCTTTAATTTCGTTTTCTGTTAGATCAGCAGCTTTGTTAATTCTCTTTTCATTAACGCGAGTCAGCCATTTTTTGTAAGTATTTTCAGAACCAGAAATTTTTCTGCTAATCATTCCCAGATCAATATCTAGTTTGCTCGATGGCACTGCATTTGTATCTGCTCTCCAAAGAGTAAGCAGATCATCATGCGCCTTAACAAACAAACCACGGTTTGCAGCAGATCGCTGATGCACTGACTGAGGTGTAGGCAAACCAACTGAGTTCAAAGCAAGAGCAATGCCACTGTCTCCAAAGCTCTTAACAAAAGCTTCCTTAACAACTGTCGGATATTTAGACTGCAATGCTCGCTTCATTGGAGTCGTTACAGCTTTATATAAAAAACTATCTGTATATACAGAGTTCATAATACGAAACGGATCGTCCATATCTAAACCCATAGCCTCAAGTTCTCGCATTGCTTGCTCTTGCTTTAGAACTTGAGAGTAACCCTTCATCTCTTCAGACCTAGCTGCAAACATGCTAGACTGTGGCGTATCAGCATATTTAATAGCATCTGATTCCGCTCTTGCTGCCTCTGTGTCAAACATTTTAATCTGCTCAACTAGATACTCATCAGAATCATTGCCAAATCGACGCTCTGCTCTTGGAGTTCTTAATATCTCAGGAGTAATGTTGCCCATAAGATCAAGGCGACGAACCATCTGAAACTCTTCTTCAAGTGCAGCTTTTGTTTTTGTATACGCTCTTGTCTTTATGCCGCCAAATGCAGCGCCAAACCCTGCGCCAAACAAACCAGCAGCCAGTACATTTATTGCGCCCTCTTGTGCAGTTTGTAGAGGATCAGACTGTCTAGTTAATTCAACGCCAGCTTCTAATGCAGCAACCCCTGCGCCTACACGCAAAGCAGATCGACCAACACCAATAGCAGGGCCGCCAAAAGGTAAAGCAATCAAGTTAATAGGGTCAAAGATACCAGCACCAAACTGAGCAAGTATTGATGAGTTCTGCAATACCTGACGACGAGATGCAGACTCTTCAATTTGTTGCTTTAGTGCGGTCATATGCTGTGGGCTAACAGCATGGTAAAGTTGTGGAGCAAACAACTCATACCCTTCTATGTCCTCTTTCCAGTCGTAACCTTCTTGGGGAGAGTAGCGAGTAGAGTTAGCTATCATGTTGTAAGCTGGAGCGTAACTATATCCCAGAGAAGCTTTCAGTGTATCAAAGAAAGACGGATCAGGCTGCTCAACTATATTGTTGTTAAAGTAACCAACACGAAAACTATTAACGTCAACTACCACTTAGTGCCTCCAACATAGATTTTAGATGAAGCTCAAACTCATTAGCCATAGGATCATTAAGCGTAGATACTTGATCTAACATTCTGTTAATCATTCTAGGAATAGAAGTTGGTGAAGCCTGAAGTAGCTTTCTATAGTTAGATGAAACAGAGAGAGGCAACCTTTCAAACAGTGGCTCAAATTGACGAGACTCTAATGCATCCAACATTATTGGAGCAATTGTTTGCTGGGCTGCAGAAGCTCTTTCTTCTTTTTCAGCAAAGAACTGCTCGCGTTCCTCCATAAACTGCGGCGTTGGCATAAAGGTCATACCACCCAATGGATTGATAAATGTCAGATCAGTTTCTGATGTACCTTTAGGGCCAACCAATGCCTCGGAAATTTGCTCATAACTAGCTTGCATTTCTTCTAATGAGGCCAATCTGCGATTACCCTCTTCAATAGCTGCTTCTTTATCCTTTTCAGTCTTCTTAGCTTTGTATCCTGCAAAGATTGGTTCATTTGTAGAAAAGAATGCTGGAATAACCACTGGCTCGTCGTTCTCATCAACATAGATTTCTACTTCTTGAAGATTACGAACACCCGCCTCATCAACAATAACTACGCCATAAGTCATGCCACGATCATCAGAATTAAAACCAACAGGCATTAATTTGAACTCAGCTGTATTCCAGTCAATGTTTTTGTCTGTAGTCATTTGAGCCATAGACTTGCGGACATAGCTCATAAACGTATCTTCAAAACCTTTTACTGTAGAAGATAATGGATACAAAGTTTTGTTAGAGCCAGCCGATGTAATGATCCGCTCATCCTCAACAAACTGGCTGTCAATTACACCCTTTAGGATGGTATCAATTTCCTCAAAACGTTTGTCATCTCTCGTTTCAGAAATGCTCTCAAAGTAGTGGACTTTAGCAGCACTTACCAATCGAGCAAACAAATTTGGATTTGTTAATGACTCTGGGTAGTTTACGGAAATGTAATCTTCTACATTTTCAGTACGAGCTCTATTTGCCTTATTGCTTGCCTTGCGAGTAAAGAAGGCATCCATATCCTTAGATAAGTTAGGATCAGCTATAGAACGGCTTACTTGCTGCAAGTGCTGCATCATAGCTTGAGGATCAGAGTTTGTTTCTGCAAAAGAAACCGCAGCATTCATTAGTGCAATCTGATCTGCGTTAAGGCCAGATAGCCCACCTGAGTCAATCTCAAATCCAGCATCAGTTACATAAGACCGTGCAGATCGATAGGTAGAAAGAACCCGCTTAACCTCACCCTCATCTGTAATTCGACCTGCTAAGAAAGAGTTGATTGTATCGTACTGAGCTTGAGGCCAATAAGATGGAGATATTTGCTGAACAATAGCATTTGTTCGAGCGTCATCAGAATACTCAGGGTTTGTATAAAAATCAGCTGGTATGTTTAACTGACGATCAAGTTTTGCACGTTCAGCTGCTGTTAAGTCAGATGTGTCCCTTGCATTGTTAAGGACATCATTAAATAACTTTTGGTCTTGGATGTTTTGAATATTTGTTGCATATCGTTCATTTGCTCTTTTGCCATACTTATTTAAGTTTGTAGTAAAATAGCCAGGATCATCTGAGTTTTCCCGAGCAAGATCAATTGCTTTCTTTTGCTCTTCATTTAACAATGTAGCATTAAAGTTTCTGTCTCGTGCATATTGCTGCATCTGATTAGTTACTTTTGGGTTTGATGCAGTGCTAAATGCAACTCGAAGATATTGACCAGAAACAAAGTTGCTAATCTGGCTCTTATAAGTTTCCTTGCTTGACGGCGACAATGCTGAGTAAAGCTCAGAATCCCGCTGTGTAATTAAATCCTCAAGATCGGCAGTTGTTTTGGCTTCAGTAAAGCTTGGGTAAAACTCATCTCTTAGATAATTATTGTAAGCAATAGCTGCATCCTGAAATGCTTTGTCCTCTTTGAACCGAACTTCATCAGAAATGCTTTCTGCATATCTATCAGCTGCCTCGATCAAACCCGCCTGATTTGTTTGCTCTGCTACACTCAATAAGCTTGTCGCAAGACTGTTTGCTTCAGGACTTAACTTTGCCTTGTTCTCATCAGTAGGATTCTTTAAGAATGTTTGAATGTTAATAACATCCTCAACGCTCTCAGCCCCAGAAAACAATTTGCTAGTAAGCGCAGATGTCATGCTTTGAAGTCTAGCTGAAGACTCCATAGTGTATGACTCAACCTCTTGCTGGGTTGCTCCATTCCTAAATGCATTTAATCCAAGCTCTCGGTCTTGGAGGTAAGCATCAACTGCATCAGCAACAGAGCCAGTTAAACTCCAAGATGATGAGCCTAAAATATCAAAGTATTCTTGCGTTAAATCATACTGGCTTGCAGCAGCTTCTGCTTGCCGCTGTCTTGTTTTGATTTCACGATCAAGACGTACTTGATTAATTCCATCAGTAATTAGCTCAGTTCCAAATTGAGCAATGCTCTCACGGAATGAAGCTCCACGACCACCAAGCATTTTAGTTAGGTCAGTAAACACCCCACTGGGCATTCGACTTAGATCACCGCTATCTATTGCAACCAAAGCTTGCTGCAAGTCGTAATCACTTACCCCCTCTTTAGTCGCCTTATAAAGTTCATATCTTAAAAGACCTCGCGCTTTAGCTTCATCTCTCTTAAGATCATTTCCAAGAGTAGCGTTTGGAAGTATTGTTCCAGCTTCAACATTAATACCATCAAGATTAACGCCAGCTGCTATAGTTCGTTGACCTAACTCAAAGTTGCCAACCGCAAAAGCGTCTTCAATGCTAGATAGGTTTTCAGTGGAACTGTTTGCGTAAGCTAGCTGATCATTCTTTTCCTGACGAGCTTGCGCTTGTAGCTGCAATGCCCTGTATTTACTACCCTGTACGCTTGTTCCAATACTTTGGATCACTTGCTTAAATACAGTAGACTCTTCAACATTAGACATCTCGGCAATATAATCAGACATTGCTTGACGGAATGCTTCAGGACTCTTGCTAAATTGAATGGCCAGCTCTTTAGATTTGTCTTCAATCTCGGTGCTAATTTCTGTTTCAAAGCGCTGAAGCAATACTTGCTGATAAGCATTTTGAGCAATACGACCAAAACCTTTTGGACCTTCATAAATCTTGGGGCGACCAGTTTCTGGATCAAGTTCAATAATCTCAGATCGCTCTAATCCTTGAGCGTATTCTATACCAGCTTTCTTAGCATCTTCAGCTGCACGTTGAGCAAGTTGTTGTTGTGCTTGCGCCCCCGCTTTAGCAACTGCTTCACCTACAATAACACCGCCACGAGATGCTCGTGCAACACCAACTGGTCCTATTTTAAACTGACGCTTTTCTCTAATAACTGCCATATTGCTATCCTGTTGGTGTTACTTTAGCTAAACTATCCTGATAGTCTGCATAACCTTGTGCCATTGTGGTAAATGCACCAATCATTGCAGCTTGTCTACGCGCCCTGCCCTCAATACGAGTTGCCGTTGCTTGTTGCTGAAGTTTCATAGCCTCAAAAACGCCCATCAAATCTGAGCGATTAGTATCTTCAACTGCTATTTCTTTTTGCCTATCCAAAAATGCAGTCACAGATCGATCAGAAGATACATCCCGACCCATAGCAGAAAACGAAGCAATGTTTGCTTTCACATTATATCGATATTGCTCAAGACGGTCATTGTGTCGTTGCAAAGCCTCAGTTTGACTTATGACTTTTTGCGTTTCAATATTAAAAGCATCTAGCTTTCCAGCTTCCTCAGCGGCTCTTCCAGCTGCAATTTGACCCGCTGCGCTAACACCAGCTGCAATAAGTTGCCAAACCATTAGACCATTAACCTCATTGCTAAAATCATGTTATCAACTCCGCTACTATCCCATTAACTTGCAAGCTTAATGGATCATCTTGTTCTATTGTGATCTGTGGATTGCGATCATATCCAAGAACACGGAACTCTTTCTTACCAGTAAATCCAGTCTCCGTTACCAGTGGGCGTGTGTTTACCTTCATTGATCGAGCATCTTTAACGTCTACAACCACGTTAGCTAGACCACGAATCTCACCAGTCGCAGGGCCATTGCCCATGCTGGCATCAATCGGATTGGTTACAACCTTCGCTGTAAACTTCTTGCCGACATACGCATGAGTAAAGCCCAAGCCAGTATATGCCGTAAGGTCAACTTCATCATCTGAGTTTACTGTGAAAGAGCCAAGGTGCGACTGCGTAGTGCCATCAGTCACAATAACATCAATCACATCATCTTCTTCGTACAGATCGCTTACATCAACCTTGTCAGAACTAATCGCCTCATACAGCCAGAAGTCTAAGCCAACATCCTCTTTGAACTCGCATAGCTGCAAGTTACCACCAGAGTCATAAACATTTGCAAAGATACGATCCTCGATGCAGATCACTGAGCAGAACGATCCATCTGTTGTTACCCGCGTCCAAGAGGCTCGACGTTCAGCACGATTGGACGAGAACAAAGCAGCATCACCATTGCCCATAGTTAAGACTGCATAACTATCAGGTAAGCCAAAGCCACTGTGTGCAACACTCATACACTTAGGATCATCGATCAGATGTGAGGCAAGCGTAGAGATTGCATTCGCAGTGTAGGCATCTTCACTGTCGGTGTAGAGATATTCACGAACAACTTTACCGTTGTTAGCAACAAAGATCGTTGCACCATCAATCGGGCTTGGCAGAACATGAGCAACCCCATATGGAGTTTGCTTTCTGATCTGAGCATTCGTCGGCGTAATTGCTTGGTTCAAGTAAGTCGGAATGTATAGTTCGCTCGATGCAGTAAAGACTTGCAGATCACGGTTAGAAACCATGTAGCGGATTTCATTTACATCCCCAGTTGCAGCAACCAGTGCAATCGAGTCATTGTCAGCAGCATCCCCAACATCGAAGTTAAAAAACTGACCAATCTTAGACATCCATACCGAATCAGGTTCGGCAAGCGTTCCACCAAACACTAGACGGTTTTCATGGAATGTAACCGCAGCAGGATACCCGCGAACAGAAGACCAGGATTGTTCATCCCAGTCCAATGTTGGCGCATGAGTTACTAAGCTGATGTAGCCGCCACCATCTTCTGCACTCGTTGCATTTGCACCAGCAGTGATTGTGTAAGTATTATCATCAATGATGTCGCCAACTGTGCGAGCGCCATTTAAGTTTGCAGTAGTGATACCACCAACAGAAGATGCTTCCTCTAGAGTAATAGACTCACCGCCCTCGAACCCATGTGCGATATGAGTTACCTCTACAACATCGCTACCTTCTCTTGTGCGCAGCGGGTTCAAAACAGAAAGGCGTATCTTTAATTCATCGACAACGGTTCCTGTTACGACAGTTGCTGATGTGTATCCAGTAATCTCTATCTCAGATTGACCATAACGAATGATCGTTCCAACGTGATCTGACTCCCAGTAATCAGCACTCGTTGTCAGAGTAACCCCACTTCCGCTTGTAGCAGAAGGATCAAGCGTAACACCTTGCGACTGAAAGCGAGTATATGGCTGATAAGTTTTGTTGCCATCAGCACGTTGGTCAAAGGTAAAAACGCTAATCTCAAAGTCAGTTAAAGATGTGCGTGTTAGCATTCTTGGTGCAAACAACGGATGACAGATAAACATAACATCGCCGTATTGCGCTGTCGTGTATTCCTGCAAGTAGTCTTCATCGAAAGGAAGATCGTTGCTATCTGTGTCCTGAGTGATTGTCTCTACAAGAGTAACACTGCCATCAGTCTCTAGCTGAAAGCAGCGCACTTTACCCTCTTCAACGGAAATAACGTACTCTTCATTGTTATCAAAGATAAAGCGGAACAAGTGAGACTGTGCAGTGCCAGCCCCACCACTAAGACCATAGTCGTAGATATGCTTTAGCCCGAAGCGTTTTTTTACTGATCCTTCAGCCATAACGACCATATTCTCTAGGCGTTGGGCTGACTGAGCATAAACAGGCGAATCAGTTCTCATTAACAATGAGTCACTTACTTCACCATACTGAAAGCTGCTAATAGGAACTCGTACTTTCTGCATTAGCTGCGCCTTTCAGCAATAAACCTCGATGTGTTGAGTTTGCGTGTTGTTTGCTGTTGTGAATGTAGTCTACGCGCTTGGCGCATTTGATAGTCTGCTTTTTGCTCCATCAATGAAGCTAAGCTAGAGTCTCTCGCAACAGATACAGCAAGAACGCCAGCCATCATATATTCAACAGCAGTTGTGAAATATGGAGGCCATGTGGATTCATCAGCACGGAATACATAGTCAGCAATTACAGTGTCAGTTGCCACCGCATTGCAAAATACTTTGCTTCCGTACAGGTCAAACTTGATTGGATATTCGTTTACCGTAACAGCACTCAGCATAATCACCTCAGAAGGTAACTGATATGCTGCATCCCAGCGTCCAGTTGGAGCGGCTGCTAAACGGTTTAGTTCAGCCTGATCTGTTGCAAAGCGCCAGCGTGAATTGGTCAACGCGGCACGAGCCATGTCTTCATACATTGCGGAGCTAACAGACGCTTCCGCAGTGCCATCCTCAAACGATTGAATCGCGTCACCCCCAATCAAGAGAGATGCGCGAGAGCAGATTTTTATTGGCGTGTTTGCTACATCAGGCATGTGTAAAGTTGGGGGCCGAAGCCCCCATCCCTATTAGTCGCTGTCTGTTGATGTGATGGCAACGCCATCTACAACATCAACAGTGCTGCCATCATTTGCATTTACATATGTGTAAAAGACAGCAGGTGTTCCATCAGTGTCAGCAGCAACACAAACAATGTCATAAAGATTCAACATGTTTGCTGCATTGTTGAAGTAACCTGCAGTGTTTACGTCTGCTTGCGTATCTGTAGTTGTGTACTTCCAGAATGCAACGCCTGACGCGCCACCAATGCGAACTAGGTTTGCTGAGTTATAAGCCATAATTCAGTCTCCTTAGTTGTTATCTAGGACTTCATAGACACCATCGTCATCAATAACGACAGCACCCATAGACATCATAGATGTTGTTAGGTGTGAGACTTTTTCTGCAATGTAGTTGATCTCAGTCTGAACATCAGAGTTGATGCCCAAGCCAACAGCAGATGTGTGGTACGCAAAGTTCTTACCACCAGCAACAGCAGACGTTGAGAAAATCTTGAAGCCCAAGAACTCTTTCATTGTCATGCCGCCAGCGAATGGCAAGTTTTGTGGACCAACAAAGTCAGATGATGCGAACTCGGTGATTGCGAACAAGTCAGCAAAACCAGCAGGTGACATCGCAAGATAGCGTTGACCATCTTCTGGAATGTCTGCGTTACCGAATGTCTCAAACAATGACAGCAAGTCTGCTTTTTCAAGAGCAGATGATGTGTCGTGAATTTGAGTTGAGTTTGCACCTGAATCCATTGCAGTTGTTAGGATTTCGTCAGTCTTACGACCTAGTGCAGCAGCGGCTGATTGAGCAACAGCTTGACGCTCGTTGATGTTGATTTTCAACTCGTCTAGCTTGTCGATGTACTCAGGCGCATAGTAGTCAGCCATAGTAGCTTCTACGTTTGTGTGCGCCAACTCCATTGGAGTTACGTTACCGTTGCGTGATTTAGTTGTTGCAGAGCCTTTTCCAATGATTTGGAAACGAGCAACTGAGCCAGTCACATTTGTAGAGCGAACAGTGTTCCGTAGCTTGGAACCCATGCGCTGATACGCCATGTGAACTTCTGTCTCAAACTGCTTGATAAAGGCTTGATCGATTGTATTAGCCATTTTTTCAGTCCTAAGTGAAGTTTCGGTTTGCTACGGGTATCTGCGTTTTCATCTCAGTTCGGGTATCCACAAGGGGCCGATCAATGCACTACAGGCCGTGATGTGCCATCATAAACATTTTTTCCGTTGGGATTACAACGCACAAAATCAACGTACTTGTGCGGCCCCATCGTTGCTACACCCACTGCTTCAAAGTCTAACCAAGCTGCCCAGTCTAAGACAAACTCAAAGTCACCGTTGATTGTCATTGATAAACCAGCGTGTGATTGATCGAAGAAGTTGACCAGCATTCGTGATCCACGCGCCATTGCATGGAAGTTTTCTTTGATCTTGTCGGAAAACATTGCAAACATCTGAGGCCAAGTCTGATCGTCATCAAACCAAAGGCCGCCCACCATAATAAAGCTTTCGCCTTCTTTACGGCAGATGTAGCACTCTGACGTTTCATACATCTCAATCAAAGCTTCCCTTACGTCAACATGGCCTAGTATTGCCAGTTCATGTCGGTTCTCTAAGCTGAGATTTTGAGCCACTTCTTCAACGTGGTCTAAAGTAAAAGGGGTAAGATAGAACTTACCCCTTTGCAGTATCTTAATCTCGGTAGATGTTTTGGAACCCTTCGGTAACTTGCTTGATGAAGAGCGGGTCTTTATCTTTCCAGTACCTTGGGTCATTCATCATCTCCCGAAGTTCGCGCTCTGATGTTTGCGCGGCTGGTTGTGTGTTACCAGCAAAGTTGCCATCCTTCATCGCCTCTTGGATTGCTTCAAGGGCGATGATTCCTTCGTGACTCTCGCACATGCGCTCGATGGCTGGCAATGCTTCTTTTGGGAAAAACTTATTCGCGAACACAGAAGCTGCTTCAATTCGTGCTTCCGCATTGTCGCCAAGCTTTGAAGCTTCTGCCTCAAGGTCAGGCTGGTTGCCCATGACTGCCTGAGCATACATCTCAATCCCTTGTTCAAACTCTTCTTGACTGTAGCCATTCTCGAATGAATGTTCTGACCACCACTTCAATAGCTCATTGTCTACTGATGCATCCTGATCGATGCTATCTGGCAGTTGATAATCACCCGCTGTTTCTGGACGACCACTAAACGCTTCATTTTGTATTTCTTCCATGATTGCGTTGCGGATGTCTTCTTCCTTACTGCCAAGCTTTGACTCAAGCTCTTTATATGCTTTAGCTAAATCTTCGCCTGTTTTGTATTTTTCAGGAAGCCATTCAGGTCGATCTGTAGCCTCTACCTGTTCTACATCTGCTTCTGTTACAAAGTCGCGCCCATCTGCTGCTGCTACTTCTACTGCTGCTTCTTGGTCACTCATTTTTTACTCCTATGTGCGTGTGCTATACGCTGCTCAATAAGGCCAACAAGAAACCGTTGACCTTCATGGTGGCGTAACTCTTCCGTAGCCACATTTGGCCCATGCACCATTTCGATGGTGATGGATCGCAAATACCTTAATACTTCTTTGCCAGTTGGCGATTCAAATATCTGTGCAATGTTCTGGCTGATGATTACATCGTCTTCAGATTTGCGTTGGAGACCGTCGATCCCGATATTAACCTTGTTGCTCAAGCATCATTCCCTGTTGTTGCTGCGCCATTTGCTGCGCTAATGCAGCTATTTGTCTACGCTGTTCTTCATCACGAATCAAGCTTTCTGGCACACCAAACTTTTTGGCAAGGTGAACGGCTGTCTGTTCACCATCAATTAATAGCTGCAACATCTCTGGGCCAAAGACCCCACCAACTAGTTCAAGGAAACGCGCAACACTTGAGATGTCTTGGTTTGCTTGGGCTTGCGCCAATGGCGATACTGATCTGACTTTAACCTCGCGACCATTCACTGTTGGTACTTCAATGCGTCCTTGCTTTTTAAGGATGTATATAACTCGCTGAAGAACAGGTTGAACAAGCTCCGCTTGCAATCTGCCAAACGCAGAACCAATCCGACGAGATAAATCCGCCATGCGTTCCGCCACTTCTGTTGCGGTGGCAGGGGTTTTATCAGGATTACCAAGCATGTCGTTGTAAAGCGCTCGCTTAATATTAAGTCGCATATCGCTAAGAACCAACTGCGCAACATCGAAACGACCCGCAGCTTGTAGTGGTTGTAAGCCCTGACTACCCATAGCTTTCGGAATGATTGAGCCAGGAACAAGTTGAATCGTGTCAGGGTTGATAACACCGTCATCCTCCATCTGATAGATGCCTGAGATTGCCATTTGCGCGTTCTCAAGGATCAATTCGATAGTCAGGTTGGTTGTTTTGATTGCCGCAAGTGCATTGATAAGAGGCCCACGCCCATAAACTTCACCCGCACACTTCGACCAGCGGAAACAAATGAATGGGTTTGAACCTAGTCCACGCATTTCCTTCATGTGTAAAACAGTCTCAGTGGTCATACAAATAGCATAGTGAATGTACGCTTCTTCGTTTTTCCGTGAGTAGTCGCGACATACGACCTCTAAGACTGTTGTCTCTTGGTTTCGCCCCATCATTGACTTCACTTTGGCATCAAAGTTTGAGTTGGGGTACATCATCTCTAAATGATCGAACTTAACTTTCTTGCGCTCACGAAAGACGTGGTCAATTCTATCGTCGGGACCAGTGTCAAGGACAACATGGGGGAGCGGGATTGCTGAAAAGATCACTGGGTTTACTGCGTCTCCCTCTTCGACGCACAGGATACCAGTCCCGACAGCCAAGTCCATGAATGATTCATGCACTTCTTGGCTAAAGTTTGAGTTCTGAAGAACCTCGAACACATACTCAGTTACTTCATCCAACTCATTGTCTATTGTTTCACGTTGATCTGGCGGCACTTCACTGCCTGACATCAGATCAGCCCAACGCGCAAAGTTAGGAACTAGCCCTGATTGTAGTCTGCTCGCAAACTCTTGAACGCCAACAACCGCAGTTTCGTCAAAGATTTTTTCATCTCGACGTTGACCAGCTTCCTCATAGTAAAAAGATTCACGCTGTGGCAGCGCATACTCATAGCACTCTTCAAACAAAGGAACCCAGTTCTCGCGGAAAGCCTTCGCTTTGTTGTACTTCTCGACGTATTGTTTTGCGAGCTTATCCATTAATAGAACCTACCTAAGAAACCTTGACCGCCAGCACGGAACAATGAGCGACGACCAGCACCACCGCGCATACCGCCTCGACGTTCCGCTCTTGCTTCTAACGCTTGCGAAATGTCTTCACGTTTTTTTTTCGCGCGCTTTTCAATTTCTTCACGTTTAGCATAGTCAGCTTCAACACGTTGTTCTGCCGCAGCTTCTTTTTCGGCTTGAGAGGGGCCACCACCAAAACACATAACAATCTCCTTTTTGCTATTCGTATTCACAGAATAGCGGAAAACTCAACGCACAAAACGTGGAAGATGCTTCCACTTCTACATCCTCGACCAGACGTTGCTTCTGCGCTGCGTTCTTGGCTTTCGATTAAACACATCGAAGTTACGTTTGGCAACCATAGCTTGGGCTGGCTTCTGACTATTCATCAAGGCTCTGCCCTCACCAGCACCCAAGAATAGATACTGCGCTGCATCGTGAACGTGTGAAAACATGTTCTTATCTGGTTTATCTGCATATCTTTCGCCACTCACTTCCATGCGGCGATATTGGTATCCACCTTCAAAACCCTTGATAAGCTGGGGACAGCGCCGATCAATTAGGAGTGCTGGCTTCCCTTCAACCATCTTCGTCAACTGGGAAGAGACAGCCTCGAGGCGAAGGTCAACAGAGTTGGAAGGCGCGGGAAATGCCCTCAAGCCAGCACCGCGCAGAATGTGAAAGGGAGTAGATTCATCAGTCTGCGCTCTAAAGTCACCAGCAGGATCGCCATAGATTATGACCTCACCAGCCGCCGAGAAACGAGTTGCCAATTCATTTCTAAGAACTTCAGCAAATCGCACAATGCCCATATCAATAGCAACAATCTCAGACTGAACAAGCCATCGACCTCTTACCTTTTGACCCAAAACAGCGGCGGGCGTTAAGCCAAAGTCAACGCCGACATATACTGGGACACCCGCAGCGACTGGAATCTCTTCTTTAGCAATGTGAACTTCTGGCGCAAACATAGGATATACTGGCTTTCCGTCTTGAACATGACCAAGCCTATTCATTACATAGACATCGATCCAACTCTTAGTCTTACCGCGAATCAGGTTCGGATAATAAGACTTCATCATGTGCTTTTGGTTCTCAGCCTCAGTGCTAGGCACATAATCCTCTAGCTCACCTTCCTCGTTCTTTACTTCTTTCATACCCGCAGGCTGGGTAAAGAACTGCCAGTTATCTGGCTTTACAAGCATCTTAGCTTGCTCTCGAGGAATATGGTCAGGGATTGGAACTTCCCCAGACATGATAGGCCACCAGTGATCTTCTTCAGGAGCGTTGGTATCCGCAATCACCCCAGTCCAACTAGGCCCACCGTCACGCATAGAAGGATAACGACCAACACGCATAGTACACGCATCGATGATAGACTTCGGAACTTCTCGAGCCTCGTTAATCCAGATGCCAGTCAGTTCTAATGATAGCAGCTTCTTGACATCTTCAGGACGGTCTAAAGCTAAGAAGAGGACTTCGAGGTCAATGTCGCCCTTCTTGATATGATGGGTGTATGGGACTGACCATGTGAATTTGCCCCAGTCTGTTTCTGGGAACCAGTCAAGCCATGTCTTAATAGTTGTAGTTCGTAGCTGTGGGTTTGTGTTCCGTATAATAGCCCATCGAGACTTTCGCATTCCGTCTGGGCCTTTCTTTTGCTGAAGCGCCCGACGAAAGACTTCCACACAACACCCAACACTTTTACCACTCCCTACTGGCCCCCTAATCCCGCGAAAGAACGTATCGTCCTTCATAAACGACTTTAGCATTTCACCATCAGGCTTGTACTTAAAATCTATCATCTAAGCCCCTTATCAACTCCAAACTTAATCATACGCTCAACAACCTCTGGGCCAATGCTGTCAATCATTTGATCGAGCATCTTATTGGTCACAAAGGTTGCGCCATGCTTTTCATCAAAGTGCTGGAAGTGAACCTTCTTAACAATACCTCGAAGCATCGCAAGCTCTTCCTGCTTCAGCGTATTGGTAAAGCTCATTTCTTTTTAGCCGCTATTTTCTTTTTGGGCGCAGCTTTCTTTTTGGGTGCTGGCTTAGGCTGGGGAAGATTAGGCACATGTACGAGTCGCCGCGAATCACGGGTGCGAGTTGCTCCTGAGTACGTTGTTCCTGCAAGCGTATGTGTTTCTCCAATGTATGGAGTGCCATCCGAAAATGTCCAAGCCATTACTTCTTCCTCGCTTTTGCTGCTAGTTCTTGAAACTTCTTTTTACCGTATTTCTTGCGACCAATTGCAGCCGCTAAAGCCTTTGGGTCTTTTACGCCCTGCTTTTTAAGTTGGGCAGTAAGCAAAGAAAAACGCTCACCAGTTCCTAATTTAGGCTTCTTCATGTCCGATACTTCCTAACTTTTTCAGCAGTTTTCTTTGGCTGCTTTGAAAACTGTTTTCCCGCCTTTAGTGCTTTCCGCTTTAGCGCAGAAGAACGAGCATATTCACTATCGCTTAACGCCTTGATAGCCGCCTCGGGCAGATACCGCTCACCAGTTGCTTCCTTACCTTGCGTAGAAGGTTTGCCAGACTTGGTGCGCCACTTCTGCTTAGTCCAAGCTCTTAGTGATTTCTGCGGAGCCTTCACGATGTATAGCCCCCGCCTTTAGCTTTGTATTGCTTTGCTAACATCTGCGCCTTACGAGCAGACCATTGCCCAGGCTTTCCACCTTTGCCACTCGCTTTAATCCGCTTGAACAGCGACTTCCGCATAGTTGGCTTGGTATAGTTACCCGCTGCATTCACCGTACTCATGGCGTTTGAGCCTCTTGAACTTTGTCCTTCATCCGATCTTGGCGCATCATATTCGCCTCGATCTTCTCGACCTTCTTCAACAGCGAACGGTATTTCGGGTTTACCGCATGCTGCTTATCATCAGTCACACCCTTGCGAACAAACTCTTTAACCTGACGACGAAGCTTAGAAAACGCACTAAAATCCTTTGGCGTGTTATCAAGCTGTTTATTCAGCATCTCATAACGAGCCTTCATCAAACTCGCAGGGCTTTGTCCTTTAGGCATCGTCAGTCACTCCTAGTGGGTCTAATAAACTACGGCGCTTTGCACCTACTCGCTGCGTTGGAGACTCGAACCCAGTTCGAGCAACATCCTTCAACTTCTGCGGATCTCGCTTTGTCTTAGTCATTGCTAAAGAAGGAAGCGCACCAAACTTAGGCTTCTTACTCTGATAAATATCTTCGGCACTAGGCCCACCACCACCAAAACACATAGCCTAATCCTTCTTCTTATGACGCTTTGCAAAATTCCTAGCAGCCTCTACACTGCCAAATCCCCAAGCCTTCAATGCTAAAGCCTTCCGCGTAGGACGACCCTTCTCATCCTTCATCGGCCCCTTCATTCCAGCAAACCGAGCAGCAAAAGAAACACGACGAGGATTAGTCCCACTCTTTACTGGCGCTTTCAAATTAGCGCCCTCAGTACGCTTAAAGTAAGCACGACCCGCAGAAGTCAATCCACCCTTCGGATTCTTATGCTCTTTCCTCATTTACCCTTGCTCCCCAAAGCCGCCTTCGCATTCTGGTTGTTCGCAGTCTGCCGCGTCGCCTCTGGCTTCTTATCGCCAAATCTAGACATCAGCGACCTGTATCATTCTCTCGAAGCGTTACCTCAACAGTCCCACTCGTAAAATCCCCAGTCTTCACGCCAGCACGATACTGAGCCCCAACACCCTCGTACCCATTCCCCTCATACTGAGAAGTAAACGTGTCAACATCAGCCCAAGTAGAACCATCAAAACTACGCTGAACAGTAACAGTCGCACTGAACGTACCACCAATGCTCAATGAAAAATCACCACGCAAAGAAAGTCCGTCACTAAACGTGTTTTGCGCAGTAATAGATTTAGTAACTACATCCATAGCCAATCTCCTTTTACTGGCACCCTACAGTAAAAAAAATATTTCTGGCAATGCACAAACTTGTAGAGAAAAAAATGACTGAGAGAGACTATTACAGTAACACACTGCCACGTTTTTCCCCCTACCCCCCTGTCGCAGACAGCTGAAAAACAATTATCCTAGATCAATGCTTACCTTAATATCTCCTGCTACTTGCACCTGAGAACGATCAATAGGTTTATACCCTGCGCGATCCAGCAAATCCTTACTGGCCTCTAGCTGAACGTACTCGGATTTAGCATTCCTAGAAAGCCTAGCCACCGTTGCTAATGCACCCGTAGCACTAATCCCAAATGTCTCAGTCATCTTCGACTGCATGTATTGTTGCACATGTGGTAATGCTAACGCTCTGTGTCCAGATGTTCTTGCTGACTCGCCCTTTGAATACCCAGCTTTTTCAGCGGCTTCCTGAATGCTACATCCTTCTGTCACGAGTGTATCAACTAGCGCTTGCTGTTTTGGAGTTGGTTTACGATTTGCAGGAACACTCATTGCTACCCTTTCTGGAACCACCTGACCGAAGTGTCAGGTGCGTTCTGCTAACAGTTTGCTATACGAGTATTACTAACAATCTTCTATGTTTATGTCGACTAGAACGTCTATCACATGTTTATGTCGACTGACTTATTGCAGAATGTCTGTCACTATTTCAAAGAAGATTGTTAAGGAACGGTTGCTACTATGTTTCCTTACTGTAGCCCCCCTCTCCCTCTCTCCCCCCACACTAGCATCTTTTTGCTATGTCTTGTCAATAGGTGACGTTACGTCACTTTGCAAATTACGCTACGTCACACTCTATAAATGCTATTGACACGCTATAAAGGCTTGCCGATCTCTAGCTACATTTGAGTAGTTCTGACGTGGCGTCAGAGTCTGTAGTTCTCCATTGCGCTGCGGTCATCTCGCATTCCTTGGTGATCACACGCTCAAAATACCATTCGCAAGCAGCTTCCTTGTTCTGTTCGATTGGCTCTGGCTTGATGGCTGATGGCTTGTGCGGCTCTGAGTCTATCTGTGTGAGGAAGCCACTTGCGAATAGCAACCTGACTGGAGTCAGGATTTTGGTCGTGTGGTCAGTCGTCATCGCGAGGATGGTCCTCGCGCTCAAATGGAGAACAAGACAATGACTAAGACACTATCTAAACTAGCTCAAATGAAACTAGAGATCATCAAGTATCATACTCACTACAAAGAATCATCTAAGATTGAAAACGTAGATGGTACGTTGGAAGCGTACGAGCTAAACGATAAGTTCCTTATCGGACTAGCTCGGGACGCTTGCTACACAGCGCACAACAGCTTGCAATTCAAGAAGCAGCAGATCGCTGACACGATTGCAGAGCTTGAGATCAACCAGTCCGAAGGACGTGTGTATCAAGCTGAACGCAACGATGAGTTCATCAAGTCTCGCTTGATGCCAGAGCTTGACGAACTGAAGTGCCGTTACGAAGCAGATTGCGAAGTTTACAAGCACATCACCAACGGTGAGACATACATGCCACCGAAGCCTCGCGTAGCGAACAAGGCTAAGAAGCCAATCGATACCTCAGCATACAAAGCAGCGGTGGCGTAACAGCCACCCACACCTGAGCAAGTGTTGAAACTGCTCTTTACCATAACAAAGGAGAACACCCATGGAAAACCGTAACGAAGACGCAATGATGCGGGCCTTACGCGCAATCATTCATACAGAGATTAGCGCTCGCATTGATCAGATCGTTGAAGCTCAACAAAATGAAAACAATTTTGATATCGAAGATTACCGTAACGATATCGAAACAATGATCTCTGAGTACATCAACTACAATGTAACTGTAACCATCGAGGGGTAACATGAAGATCAACGTACATAATGTAGTGGAGGTGCGTGAGCAGATCACGCACTACACAAACAATCTCAAGTTTATCTGCCGCAATCTCATTGTTATCGATGAAAGCGGCAATGAAATAGAAATCAGTTTGTTCACTGAACAAGATGAACGTGCACTTGCACCACTCACAACAAAGCGGAGCTATCACAATGCTTAAACCAATCGGACTGTTTCACACACCCAAGAACTGGGATGAACTGATGGCTTGGAACTTAGCTGCAAAGGAGGCTGAACATGAACGGCTGGAGCAATAAAGAAACTTGGTTAGTCAATCTCTGGTTTGGAGATAATCTCTCTGTGCTAGTAGATGATGGCTTTACTGTGGATGCTGCTTTCATTGAGCAGCATGTTGATGAAGTCATAGAACATAGCCTTAACACACCGTTGAGCGGCTTTATCAATGACATGCTCAACTCTGCGCTTGGCAGAGTAAATTACTGGGAACTTGGAGAACACTACAATGATTAAACTATACACAACAGAAAAAGGTGAATGGTTTACATCCATTCGCCAAGCCAAATCAGTTGGTAGAATAGTTGAGCAAGTAGACTTTGATGCCGACCTTCTTTGCACTTACTTAAACATGATGGCTTATATGCTTGATAAGCCAGTCAATCCAAAGGATCACTTACAATGATGACACGCAAACATTTTGAATGGGTGGCAGATAGCATTGCCCCCATGGTCAACTCACCACTTGTGATCGAACGCATTGCTGACGAACTACAAGAAATGAATCCACGCTTTAATCGAGATCGCTTTGTTGATCGAGCAATCAAAGCATGGGAACGCAACAATCTACCACAGGATATTGACGATGAAATACCTTACTAACTGGAAGGCAAAACATATGAGCCAACCTGATTGGCAGTATGTAGTTGTAGTTACTAAGAACTATGAAGAGTCATTCAAGTTTTTAAACTATGAAGAAGCAGAAGCGTATGCCGATGATCTTGTTTACGCAGGTGTTGGCTTGAACAACGTAAACATTGTTACATGGGAGGAATACAATGCCAACTGAAACTGTTGCCTGCCCAGAATGCCTGGGCGATGGCGTAATGTATTACACTCGACCCGAGCCTTGGGTCAGTCGTGATACACCACCTGCAATGGAAGAATATACCAGACCATGCTGGGCTTGCCATGGTTCTGGCGAAGCAGAGGTTGACGAAATAGACTTTTAGCTGCATGTTTGCAGCATGAAAGCATATCTCGACATAATCAAACAATCCGCAGATGACTACGACATCAGCCTCTTGAAAGCATTCAAGTTCGCTGGTGTCCCGACATCAACATACTACAGAACAATAAACGGAGATACAGAGTTACGCTATGAAACAGCACTAAAGGTTAGCAATGCAGTCCACGACCTTCACGCGATACAACAAGCCCGTGAGCATACCCAAAGACTACGAGAAGCTGGTGAAGATGTTAATCGACGCTCGATACGAGCGCGGATTAAGTCAAGAGAGACTAGCACTTGAGATTGGTTGCACAGTTTCACTCATTCACAAATGGGAATCGCACAAGCGAATACCTTCTGGGTTTATGCTTATGTGTTGGCTGGATGCACTAGGCTATGACATCGAAGTCACGAAGAGGTAAGGAATACATTTACTGCGTTTCATGTGAAACAAAAACAGAATGGTTTGTTGCGATCCTGCGCAACGACCACAAGAAAACAATGAACAAGCACTGGTACGTTTGTCTTCATTGTTATGAGGAGGACAGATGGCAAACCGTAACAAGAGCAAAGGAACTTACCACGAAAAGTGGTTTGTCGACTGGCTCAACCAGATCAAAGCGAAGATCGAAGCGAAGCGCGTCCCCCTCTCAGGGAGTTTGGGAGGCGAGTATTCAGGAGACATCCACCTCTACATCAACGGACAAAAACTGGTGGGAGAAGTAAAGTATAGGGACAAGTCTAACTTTCCTAGTCCTTTCAGTGTTCTCGAGAACCGAGACATTGCATTCTACAAAAGACGGAGAGGAACTCCGCAAACTCTAGTCATAATGACTGGCGAACAATTTCAACAGCTAATGGAGAACAGCTATGGAATCACAGAACAAGATGCTCAAGACAATCCTTGACCAAGGCACACATCTTTCAGCGATTGATGCGCTAAATATGATTGGCACTATGCGACTGGCTGCGCGTGTATATGACATCAAACAAGAAGGCTATCCTGTCGACAAGTATGTAGCCGAACACAACGGCAAACGAATTACTTACTATCACAAGGCTTTCTAAGATGTCCAAGTTCAAACAAATCAAACCAGATACTTGGGATGCCCACGTTAAAAAAGCTTCTTCTTCCCCAGCATTTGCCAGAGAATACAAGCGATCAAACTATGTACTCAACACACACATGGTCATGGCAGATCGCATTCGGAACGGTGAGCCAGTAGGTGAGATGTATCTAACTGGTCGGCTCAAGCAAGAACTGCTTGACCTGACCGACCTGACCGAAGCTGACTTTGACAAGTATCGACGATGAGGCTTCCTCATCTGTTGACATAACTGCATAGTTGCAGTAGTCTACTCATTATAAATAAAGGAGAACACAATGAATCGCAAAGGATTCATAGGCGGCAGCGACTGCGTAAAAATCATGCAGGGTGACTGGCTAAACCTATGGCAAATCAAAACAGGTCGCAAAGAATCAGACGATCTATCTCGTAACTTGGCAGTGCAGATGGGAGTACACACAGAGGACTTTCACTTGCGTTGGTTTGAGCAAGAGCGTGGCGTAAAGCTGGTCGGTCATCAGACTGAGTTCAAAGCAGACATCGGTGGCATTCCATGTGTTGGTACTGTTGACGCTATGCTTGATCGCACAATCATCGAGGCCAAGCATACCAATTCATACAACACAATGAACAAAGCGACTGAGTATTACATGCCGCAGCTTCAAATGTATATGCATCTTGCTGATGTTGAGGGTGCGTATCTGTCTTGTATTTTTGGTAACAGTGAGTGGGACTTTGTGCATGTCGCTAGGGATGAAGAGTATTTCAATTCAATGTGGGCAGTGGTGTCAGACTTCTGGGGTTACGTTGTTCGCGATGAAGAGCCGATTGGTGTTGACACACAAGCACTCTCAATCGACGGTATCCCGCTGGACGAGATGGTCGCAAGAGATGCCACCCATGACAATGCATTCGTCGATGCAGCCGTTACCTACATCCAAGGGTATGAACAGAACCGCACTTGGGAGAATGCAAAGAAAGACCTCAAAGCAATGGTCGCTGATAACGAGCGAGAAGTGTACTGCGACTACCTAACAATCAAGCGTGATAAGCGCGGATCACTGCGCATTACTAAACGATAGGAGAACACAATGACCGTATGGGAAACACTTAGCAAGATCGATGTGTCTGGTTACACAGAGTCCAAGAATGGATTTACATATCTATCATGGGCACATGCATGGCGTGAGATCAAGAACATCTATCCGCAAGCAACATTCAACAAGCACCTCGATGATGACACAGGCGCACCAGTATTCATGGATCGCAACGGCAATGCATATGTTGTCGTCACTGTATCCATTCAAACAGAAGAAGAGCTAGCAACAGCGACAGAAGTATTCCCAGTGCTAGACTTCAAGAACAAAGCGATAGCCAATCCCAATGCCTTTGATGTGAACAAGGCACTACAGCGTGGGCTTACAAAGGCTATGGCGTACTTAGGACTAGGCTTCTACATCTATGCAGGAGAAGACCTACCCGAAGGTGATGCGCCGAGCGAGACCCCCAAGTCTCGAGCGAAAGCGCAATCACCAACCACCAACCGCCACAACTCGTGGTAATTAGCAAAGGAGCCAGAAGCATGGCAGAGCAGCAGTACGATGACAGCAACCGTGGAGCAGCCTTCACACCATTCCCAACTCAACGACTGATCTTACAGGGCAAGATCAATGTCGACGGTAACGACATGAAGATTGTCAACATCATGGATGAAACCCGTGATGGCAAACAGATCATCGAAGTCTATCAGAAGGTTGGTGTGCTATTCCAAAACATGAGCGACAAAGAAGCAGCACCAGATTACACTGGGCCTCTCTTTGAGAACAAACGCATCGCAGCTTGGAAGCGTATGAAAGATGACAAACCATACATGTCATTCAACATCAGCGACAAGATGGAAGGGCAGCAGCAAGAGCCTACCCCATCATCAAGCTTGCCAAATGATGACATTCCCTTTTAATTAGAGATGTTCTCTCTGGGGGGATACACTGCCATAGCAGCCTATTGCCTCACTACCTCCCAGCAACTGGTCAGCCCTCGGGCTGGCCTTTTTTATACAGGAGATACCATGACTGAACTTAGTCCAGCAGAACAACACATCTTAAAATACTTGCGTCAACAGGTCGATCGATTGCAAGATGAACGTTACCGCACAGACGCAAGGCCAAGCATCATGAACGAAATCTATGCAGCTCAACAGGAACTAAAGCGTTATGTCTCAGAGTTGCGCAAGAAGGGATACAATATTTAAAATGACCCAACTAGAAAAAATGTTAGCTGACGCTAAAGAATGCAATAAAAGACTAAACGTTGAAACAACATTCAAAGACTTTAATAAGCAACCACCAGCAAAGCCAGTGCCAACTAAGCGTATGGGATTAGGAACAACGCAAGGAAAAAACTGGCGCAATCACAAACTAACAGACCAAGAAGTCAGTGACATTAAATACTATCTATCAAAAGGATGGTGCGTAACTTCTACTGCAACAATCGTTGGCGTATCTGTTAGTACAGTGCGAAGGTTTAAATGATTTATGAAAGATTATTTTCACATGCTGGAACTTATTGAAAAGTTCAGAAAAGTTTATGGAAGGCAGCCAACACGAGAAGAAATCTTACTTATCTACAATGGCAAGTAATCGTGGGGGCGTTATAGTGTCGGGCTATATATGCAATGGGCTTGCACCGCCCCCAGAACTTTCTATCAAAAACAAAAAGGAGAACAAGATGAAAACCTTAGGTGACGCAAGAAAACTTGCGGGATACACACAAAAAATGGTGTGTGAAGAATTAGATGTAGATCAAAGTTCATTAGCACATTGGGAAGGTGGTTATAGAGCAATCCCACAATATCGCTTTGATCAAATGACACAGCTTTACGGCGTTCACCCACAAGAAATAGAATTACCAGAACTAAAAACACACAAGAAGAAACGCAAACAGGATTTATCTAAACGTTATTACAACGCACGTGCGGATGCATTGCGCTTTGCTTTAGCCCAAATTGTACCGCAAGAACACACTGAAAAAGTTATTGAACTTTGCGCAATGATATATGAAGTGGAAAATAAGTAATGGAAACTTTCTATATATTCTTAATTTCTTACTTGCTTCAGGGGCATCCCATCAAGCGAACAATACTCTTAGAAAACTCAGAGCAATGTCAAATAGCGATCCGCGCTAACGAACCGCTATCTAACAGCCTTGGTGCTAGCTTGTATTGCATAGATACAGGGAGGATATCTAATTCAATACGACCAAAGCTTAGACCCCAATCTGAAAATGAGGCATATCAGTAAATACTCTACGGCCTTGGTCTGTTCGAACACGAACCATATCATCATATGCTTCAAATGCAGTTCCGTCCCAATCAAGAATGTTATCAATGTGCCAAGCACCACCCCATTTAAGTTGGGACATGCCAATTTCTTTTGCAGCTTTG